ACCGTAATACCATACTTGGTCAAGGTAGTTATATATAATGTACTTATCAATTACGTTTAAATTATTAGAACAATAAAACCACCATACTTCATTGTAGCCTTCATTAGCACCTGCAAATACTTGATAGGCTTGAGTTTGATTAATGTCATCAAAGATATACTGACGTAATGAGCATGGTAATGTTTGAACTGTACCTGAATACATATAGAACTTCTCTACGCCCATCCAGTAAGTTACATTGTTTACAGTAACCATAGCATTAGGTGACATGATAGAAATATTCTCCATCAATATCTGGAACGACCAAACATAAGGCGCACCTAAATACTGCATAGAATAAATAGCAGAGTCAGTCCATATAAGAATTTCTTGACGAGTAGCACGAGCACCCATAATGTATGAACCTACTGTAAGTGGAAACTCACCCGATTGATTTGTTATAGCAGGTACCCACTCATAAGGATTAAGTTGATCTGACCATCTTACTAACATAGGGTTAAATGCTGTACTAGGATTACCTGATACATACGAATTAGAACCAAACGCAATCACAAATTTTTGAATAGCTGAAGTAATAACTTGATATGTTGAATTAGGGACATAAGTACCTGAGTAGCCTGCGGCTGTAGATAAAGCCTGTAATGATTGTGCACGTGTAGATAGTCCAGCTGAAACACTATTAGTATAAGTACCTGTTGACTGCCATAAATATATTGGACCACCACGAGGTGCTAGTACTAAGAACTCACCATAGTTATCTGCTGTCCATAAACGAAGTTGATAACCGATTGTACCTGCATAAGCTAGACCCCATCCACCATAACCCCATGGACTAGAACCCCAACCTGTACCTGTTACAAAAGTATTTAAGCCTGTAGGCACTTCATAATTAACTGTAACTGAGCCTCCTGCAGGACCTGCAGCTGATGTAGCACCTAACCCTGCTGGGACTTGGATCGTATATGAATTTGTAGCAGCGTTGGTTGAAGTAATTAAAAACTCTTGATTTAATGTAGAAGCTAATATGCCACCTACTGCCGAAGAACCAGAGAATACAACATAGTCACCCACATTAGGTAAGTACCCAGTATCAGTCACTGTAACGATTGTATTATTGGCAGGGTAAGTTGTTGTAAAAGGATTAGTTACAGTGTGAGTATAATAGTAAGGTGTAATGTCATAGTAGCCACCGCTCCACTCCACGTAGTACTTAACGTTAGTACCTACACCAATATAAAGAGAACCTGCTAAGTCTACCCAGCTCCATAAGCTACGAGCAGCACCTAAAAAAGTATTATTAGATAGACGTGTCCAACCACCTAGTTTTTCAGGAAAGCCTGAACGGAAACGAATTTTATCGCCATCATACCAACCACCCTCATTAGAGTAATCAGTACCTTCACGGTTTAACCCAGATCTAAATGTTAGTTTTTGTAATGGCATTAATAGGGCCTTGTTCCTGTTTTATCTATAATAAGAACTTGTTTACGTGGTTTATCTGCAAAATTATTTGGTATAGAAATATGTACCCAGGAATCAAACTCACGAATGAGCTGGTCATACTCTAGGTTTGTTTTAAGTAATTCTTTAACGATGCTATCAGGTGTTAAGCCTGGTACTTTAATATCAGCAGCACATCCAACACAATGCTGTGATGTAGGTTTACTTCCTAGGGCTTTATTTACTTCTTGACTCCTATAGGCAGAATTCACCATAATAGGTCTTCCTAGCATACGTCTTACTTCTTCAAGAAAGCGAGCCAGCCTAATAAGATTTGTTTTAACTTCTTCATTTGGAGTATTATCCAGTCCCATACGATTTGCGATTTCACTTTGTGTTAACTCCTCTAGTGTAAAATTGGGTGATAGCTTCATATGTGCTACCCTTACTTTTTCTTAATATAAAATAAACTACGCTCACCAAATAAATAGAATCCAACAGCGGATGCAAAGTTATTAACCTCATCTGACATGTGGCCTGTAGCTACTGTATAGCACCAAATACCTAATACCATAATACCAATTAAAGGGCGCATTAAACGTACAATAGCTTCTACCCATGGATAACTAGGATTTCCAGCACCGACTTCGTTCATTACCTTAAAAAACTCTAAGTCAATATTTTTCATCTGTGTATATTGCTCAATCGTAGCAGGTCTAAATTGGTCAGGTGCTATGAATTTGTTTATAAGTGATTTACCTAAGTCCATAACTACAGGAGCAAAGGCACTTAATATTGTAATTGGATCCATTAATACTTTCCTTCCGAGAATACGTTTACGAATACAGTGTCATCTTCTAAAGCTTCAATTTCATGCCATTCACCACCAGGAAGATTAAATGCACCACTATGTTTATTTATAATTCTTTCTTTACCTTCTAGTCTTATAACACAAGAACCATTGTGACAAATAGTAGCATGGCTATAACTATGTTGATGTCTTGGTAAACCTTCACCTTTAGCAGCGTGATAAACAGCTATTTGAGCACCATCATAAGTAAAACTATGTTGTGGAACTATACCTAACATTATATGGTTTGTGTGCCATTAGTTGTTGGTTGATCTTCAGCGATTGAAGCTTGTACTACTGGAGGTGGCGGAAAGTCCTTGTAAGTGTTGTCTACAGGATCATACCATTTTGCATCAGCTATTAAATCATCTGCACACTCTACCCACATGTGGTCTGGTGCTGGTTCAAAAGGGATTGAGTCAACAATCTCAGCGACTCTGTAGCCTTGCTCTCTTGGTTCATTTTTACATACTAATGCGTATTTCATTTATTTACTCCTTATTAAAAAATGGCCTTCCTGTGTATTCAATTTTTGCATCATCTAAAAACTCTTTAATGCAGTTTACACATTCAGCAATTTCTTCATCTGTTGCTTTATATTTTTGTTTAATAAACTCAACTAAACCTAGGTCTTCTTTTTCCTTATAAGGTGTAGTTAAATCTTTATATGAAAAGCTCCACATAGCGTCTGTTGGCTTGTGAGCAATAGTCATAATCTGTTCTTTTAGTTCATCACCACTTAGATGATGGTAATAACAATGCCAAGGTGAGTCTATAGATGAGTAGACTTTTTTAGCCTTTAGTGCGAGTTTAGTTGCTTTAGAGTATGCCATGATTAGTATTCAAAAATAACAATACCACCAGCACCCGCTGCACCTGCCGCAGCAGCATTCCATATACCTGGACCTACAGCACCTCCACCATAATTAGATCCAGCAATAGCTGCAACAGCAGTTGAACCATTTTCCCAATTTAAATTAGAAGGTGAAAAACCTAATGCAGATGCTCCAGATAATGTATTAGTGGTAGATGATCCATTTGGAAAAAATGAATAATTACCAGTTAAATTATAATCCCCATTAGATCCAGTGCCACCAGATGCTTTAGCACTGCCTAACAGATTTCCACTATTATTTGCACCGCCACCCGCACCGCCTGTTGCAGATACTGTGGTAATAGTCTGAGTTCCTGAAGCCACTGAAGATGTAACACCCGTTCCTCCACTAGTCGCATTATTACTACTTGTTGCTCCTGATGCACCAGCAGTCCCACCCGTTCCTACTGTAACTGTTAAAGTGTTGCCAGGAGTTAAAGAAGTTAAATACTTAACCGCTGCACCGCCACCACCTCCTGAACCACCTAATAATGTAGCGCTACAAGATCCATAATTAGCTCCACCACTACCACCACCAGCGCCAATTATAGTCACTTTAACCACGGTTTTTCCTGTAGGAATTGTGAATGTGCCTGATGAAGTAAATACTTGTTGACCACCGAGACCGCCACTTCCACCCACTGCTGACCAAGCACTGCCAGTATATACTTCTAAACCAGGAGTTGTAGTGTTATAACCAACTTGAGCTGTGTTAGGAGATGCAGGACGAGTACCTGTCGTCCAGGTTGGGAAGGTTTCTCCGTTTGTTCCGTCTAATATAAGTGACATTATGCTGCTCCTTGTTCTGTTAATTGTGTAGGAATTGGTTCTGGTTTAGGTGTATTAATATCCATGCCAATACCAACCCATTCAGGACAATCTACCCAAGTTTGATCAGGAAAAGCGTTTTGAGCTTCCTCTAAAGTTGCTACAATAACATTAATTACAATACGATTTTGATCAATAGATGCTACTTGCATAATTACTCCTATAATAATTCAACAATCATAATACGACCATTATCACCAGCTGTTGCAATTCCAGATGCAGCACCTCGGCCATTAAGAGCTCCACTTGATCCTGTTGAATTCCAAATAAATACTATATCTTGCCCTTGATTACCATCTGCACCTGCTCCACCAATTGCTCCACCACCTGTTGAGCCTGCACTCCAAGTTTGTATAATTGTACCTAAAGTTGTAGAAAGGTTTAATGCACTTCCTGATGCAGAAGTAGCTGCTATTCCTGCTGTTGATCCTGAAGCATTATTTCCACCAGTTCCACCACCACCACCTCCAGTTGTACTTACACCAGCAGCTCCTGTACCTCCTACTCCAGCTCTAGTTCCAGCACCTCCACCTCCACCACCAGCTCCAGCAACACCTGCACCACCCGCTCCACCCGTAGCATTAAAATCGCCACCTGAACCTACTCCGCCAGCACCACCTGTTGTTGTTGTTACACCGCCACTACCTGTTACTGACATAACTCCAAAAGAAGTTGTACCACCATCAGTTCCAGCAGTTGTACCACCAGCTCCTATAGCATAGGTATAAGAACCTGAAGGGACTGTATAATACTTTTCAGAGTACCCAGCACCACCACAACCACCTGTACCTGTTGCTCTTGTATTTCCACCCGTTGACCCATACACAAAAGCATAAAATGATTTTACTGTTGAAAGAGGTGTATAAGTAGTACCTGAAGTTAAAACATGGGTTCTAAATCCACCACCAAGTTGTGATGTAAGAGCTACAGTCCCTGTAGATGCAGGTAAAGTAATTGTATTTGAACCTGCTACTGATGGGGCTGCTAAGGTAATGGTACCTGAGGTATCGCCTGAAATGACTACTGATGACATATTATTTAACTCCGTAAATTACGATTGAACCAGCTGCGGTAAAATTGCTTGTGCTACCACATCTAAAATAAATTGTAGTTGAAGATGTTGTTACATTAGTTAATCCACCTACTGCATAAGCAGCTATTGCTGGAATTGTATTATCAGAAACACCACCACCGACTGCTCCTGTCCCCAAATCTAACCAAAGAGTTCCACTAGTTGCTGTGCCAGATGTAGCTAATAAACCTCCACCTGATTGAACGCTGGTTGATGAAATATATACATTTTTAGAACCAGCGGTAACATTATTATATACAATGTACAAAGATTTATAAGATGTTAAAGTTAAACTGCCTAATGAAATAGAATTTACTGCTGTTGGTGTAATAGTTCCTAATAGTGTCATAGCTGATGCAGATACACTAGTTAAACCAGAACCATTACCTGAAAAGTTAGCTGCTGTAACTGTACCTGTTGATGTAGTAATATTACCAGCAAAGGTAGCATTTTGAGAAGCATCAACAGTTAATGCAGTAGTACCCGCAGTTTGTAATTGTAATGTACCTGAGGTATCCGCTGTTTGGACTAAGCCTGCTGAGGTTGATGCGTTAATGGTGACTGCCATATATTTCTCCTATAATACTACCCAACGTGAGCCACTAGGAATAGTAACTATCACGCCAGAATTAATTGTTAGTGGTCCTACGGATTCACCGTTAGAGCCTGATGTCATTGTGTAATTTGCACTAATTGTTTGTTTGTTTTCATATACAGAACCGCCTGCTGCAGCACCTCCACCGATAGAACCCCATGTTGTTGTATAGCCCTCAAATGAACCTGTAGAGCTATTATAACGTATCATACCAGCAATGCCAGTAGGTTGTTGCGCCGTTGTGCCTTTTGGTAATACAGCTGCACCCGTACTATTAAACGTAAATGATGAAGGTATAGTTAGTGTATTTGCACCAAATGTTATTGTATCACTAGTTGCATCACCAAGTGTAGTATTGCCATTAACAATTAAATTACCGCTTGCTGTTAAAGTACCTGATGCTGCTAGTGTAGTAAATGATCCTGTACCTGGTGTAACTGCACCAATCGTAACACCATTAATCGTGCCGCCTGTAATAGCAACATTAGACTGGTCATACGTAATAGCAGAATTAAAATTAGTACCATCACAATACATTAAACTTGTTATGCCAGGAGCAACACTGACTGTAGTACCGCCTGAAGACATAATAACGTTATAGCCACCAGATGTACTATTTTTAATAATATATGTTTTATTTACAGAAGGTGCAGTTACCGTACAGTTTGCACTTAGTGTTCCTGTAAATACTAATACTGCATTACGAGATTCGTCACTAAGACCATTTAAATTAGATAGAGTATAAGTAGCTCCAGAAAGTGCAATAGACCGAACACCTGTAATAGCTTGTTCTAGTAAAGTACCTAAATTAGTGTTAGTCGTAGTACCCCATGTACCTGCTTGATCGCCTGTGCCTATGAGCTGAATACGTAAACTGGTTGAGTAGGTGGATGCCATTTAAAAATCCTTATATCATTAGTTGGTATTATAGTCAATTTTAACGCTATTGACCATCATTTATTGGGTTCCAAGTGTTATCTTCTGTGTTATTTATAGCATTCCAAGTGTTTGCTTCATCATTATTAATTAGAATCCATGTATTTGTTTCAGTATTATTGATTAAAGTCCAAGTATTATCTTCAGTATTATTAATTGCACTCCATATATTAGTTTCATCATCATTAATTCTAATCCAACCAGATGTAATAGCTAGGTCTAATAATCCTAAATTCTCAAATACAGATGCTGCAAAATTAGCTTTTATAGTTAGAGTATCTATTACCCCAAAGTTTTCTATAATAGACTGAATAATTTGATTACTTGCAGCTGATGCCTCAGCCATTGTTGTATTTTCAGAAATACTATATATAAAGGCATTACTAATAGCTATAACATCATTTAACGTAACAGCTTCAGCAACACTAGCAATAAAATTAGCTACAATAGATTCAAGATCAGCTAAGTTACTATTTTCGGTAATAGATTGTTTAAAGTTAGACTGTTGAGTGTTTGTATCAGTTAAATTAGTATTTTCAGTAATAGCTTGTAATGCATTTAAAACTTGAGTACTTGAATCTGCTAGATTACTATTTTCTGAAACACTTCCTGCAAACTGCGCTGATATACTTCTAACATCTGCTAAATTACTATTCTCAATTAAAGAGCTAACAAATTGTGCAATTATGGTTGGTGTATCAGCTAAGTTACTATTTTCTGTACGGTTTACTGCAAACTGAACAAGTATGGTGGGTGTATCAGCTAAAACATTATTTTCTGTTAATGATTGTAAGAAGTTAGAAACTTGTGTGCTTGCATCGTTCATAGTAAATGTTTCTGTAATACTAAAGAAAAACGCATCAGCTTCAGAATTAAAATCATTAAGCGTAAATCCTTCAGATACAGAAGCTACGTATGCATAGACTTGAGTACTTGAATCAGCTAAGTTACTATTTTCAGAACGATTAACCGCAAACTGTGCTGTAATAACTAAGACATCTGCTAAATTACTATTTTCTGTAATGCTTTGTAATAACTGTGCTGTAATTGTTAATGTATCACCTAGTGTACTATTTTCACTTAATGAAACGTTGTAAGTTGATACTTGTGTACTTGAATCAGCTAAAGTACTATTTTCAGTTATGGCCTGTGGGTAATTAGCATTAATGCTTGGAGTATCAGCTAAATTACTATTCTCAGACCTTGATACGTTATAGCTTGATATTTGTGTACTTGAATCTGCTAAGTTACTATTTTCGGTAATACTTTGTAATGCTGCAAAAACTTGAGTACTTGAATCTGCTAAGTTACTATTTTCTGATATTGATTGTAATGCTGCAAAAACTTGAGTACTTGAATCTGCTAAAGTAATATTTTCTGTAACTGAATCAGTAAACGTTTTGACTCCAAGTGTTGAAAATGGAACCTGTGAAAACGTTGCAATGCCAAACATACTACAATATTACCCAACGTGATCCTGATGGAACAGTTACAACTATACCACTATTTACAGTCATTGGCCCTGCACTTGTAGCATTATAACCTGTAGGTATGGTATAGCTTGTAGCTACTATTTTATTATTTACAAAAATACCGTTTGAAGCAGCTAATTGAGGCGCATATGCAGTGTTAACAGAATCTTGATATACTGATTTACCCGCTGGGTATGTACAAAATACAGTAGACGTACCTGTAAGAGATATTAGAGCCGTAGTACCAAGAGAGTTAGATAATACTGTAGTACGAGCTAGTGTAGTACCTGAAGATGTATAAGTACCAATACCAACTTCCCAAGCTGTACCTGATGTAATCGTATAATAGGTTGTATTTCCGTTGCCAACTACAGCAAAAGATTGAAAGCCAGACACAGCACCAGCAAGAGTAATTGTACCCGTGCCAGTGGTTGCCGTGGTTTCTTGTACCCGATCATAGACTACAAGAGCCATTTAAGACTCCTTAGCTTGTTGCTGTTGTAGAGTATGTAACCGCTACTGTATCGCCAGCTGTAACTGCTTTAGCTACTGTAAAGTTGCCTGCACTATATAAAGTACCTAATGTAGTATTACTGAATGCAGCTGTTGCACCTGTACCTGTAAGTAAGAAACAACCACCCACTGTACCGCCTGCACCTGTAATAGTGTAAGTAATAGCTGTAGCAGTTGAAGTTGTTACGTTAGAAGGTGTTGTACCAGATGATGTAGCAACAGCGAATGAAGCTGTACCGCGTTGAGCTACGGCAGAAACTGTGTAGTTAGTAAATTCTGTCCAACCAGCATGAGATGAAAATGTATCCGCAGCAGCAAATGTACCGCCTGAGTTAATAAGACCTAAGTAAGGACCTACTACTGTATATGCAGAGCCACGTAATAATGTATTAAGCATTAACTCTTTACCTACAGCATTAACTAAGTTAGGAAACTCTTGTTCCCATTTTAGATTACCGTTTTCATCGTGGCAAAGAACATGATAATTACCATGTATGCCCATCTCTTCGGCTTTAATAGCACTTGTATTTAATGTAGCAATGGCTGAATCTCCAAAGCCGTTTGTTTCTCTAATCATGTGTTTCTCCTTAGTTTGATTGACCTAACCTAATAACAGCAGAAGTAGAAGTGCCCGCTGGAAAGGTTACTGTAAATGTATTAGTTGCTGTTTTTGTATTACCAAAATTTAGTACTGCGACTGCCGCATTTGTAGTGCTATTATATATCAAAGCACCTGAAGCTGTAAAATTAGCTGGGCTCCAAGTCACATTAGTAAAAGTCACATAAGCTGTATTATTAGAAAAATCAGTACCTATAGTAGGCGCTAATACCTGACCTCCTGCTGTATAACCTGTACCTGTAACTTCATTAGTCGATGTATAAGTAAGTGTCGTATTATTTAAATCAGCATTAGCATTATATAGAGCAATCTTGTATACGTAAGACGTAGTAGCGCTAAAATCTTCTAATTTACTTAGCAAATTCTGTTTAAATATTGTAGTTTGGCCTTGTACTATCATAATCTATTATAGGGTAAACTTGTTTGACCTGAGCGGTATGCATCATTTCTTTCGAGTCCATCACCAAGACGTTTAAGTTGTTCTAATGCTTCAGTGTATTTTTGTTCATAATAGGCTACTAAATCTTGCTCACCCTTCATAAAGAGCATAGCTTCTCTCATAGCGCCATATAATAATACTGGATCATAGTTATTACCTAACCAGCTTGTACCAGCAGCATTATCTATAGTAGACACAGTAATACTAAATCCTGAACCAGAATTACCGATAGTAGATGCGCTTGCACTTAATACATTATTTGCTGCATATAAAGACCCGCCATTTACAAGAGTCACAGAAGAGACTACACCTCCTGAAACTACTACATTTGCTAAGGCTCCAGAACCTGAACCACCTGTTAATGCTACATTTTGATAAATACCATTGGTATATAAAGTACCACTTACTAAAGTAGTTAATGCAGTAATAACGCCTTGTACAATACTTACTGGGTAGTAGAAGTAGTGCATCTCAACTGAGTAGCTAGCGTCTGGCGTTGGACCTAATAAAAATGATAATGAATTTAAATCACTATATTGTGGACCAAATGTTGCATAGTATTGAGGTAGCCCTGTATAAGTTGGACCTGGATAAGCCTCTCTTATAAAGTTAACATCTTTGTTTAATAAGTAGTTGTAATTACCTGTAGCATCTATCACAGCAATAGAATAAGTAGATAAATAATCTGATGGTATAGACAAATATTTGTTATTCGCCGTTGCATTACCTGTTACGTTTTTACGTAGTGCAGGGATCTGTACAGAATTATAAATCCGCTCTTCTGCTTCCATAATAAAACGAGGGATGTTCTGAACAAATAAAGCTTCAGTATTTTCGCTATAATCTTGGATTGCTTGGTAGAGTTCTAGGTAATTCACTAAAAATTATCCTTGTTTGCCACTAATTTTACGACCTTTAGTAGCTGCACCATATCCACGCATCTCTTTAACACCATATGGATTTTCTGGTTTAAACGCATTTTTACCTACATTACCAGCAGAAATATTTAATGCAGAAACATTTTGACCTTGTTCGTGCGTAGTATCATCTACAGTAATATTTTCAGGTTGTTTATAAATGTTAATATCGTTGCCTCCGCCAGCTGGGTATTTAAATCCAGTATAAGCGCTTGCATCTTTATTTTCTTTAGCGTTACCTAACGGGTATGAATCCGCTGGTGTTGGTTTTGTAAAATCATTTTTAGCCATTTTAATGTCCTTATTTTTGGTTATTAGCACGAGCCATATTACGACCTACAGCCTTCATAGCTTTAGATGTAACTGATTTAGCGCCTTTAGAACCTTTAGCTGATTGAATAGCAACGTTAGGGCCTGTATCGCCTAAGTTTGTACCTTTTGTCTTACCTTTTACATTAATGCCTTGAGCACCTGCTTTGAATCCCATTTTACTTCTCCTAATTATGTTGATGATATTGTAACACTTCCGACTTGACCTAGGGCGATTAAGTTGTTTGGTGTTAATAGTGAATCAAACTGACTAGCACCGCCTACTGGAGCCCAACCCCATTGAAACTGTCTACTACCACCTTCAGGATAACCAAACCCATTTTGTGCAGTGCTATTTGTTTTTAAAATTTGTAGCCCACTAGTGCCTGACTGTAAGTACGAAACATCGGGTCTTGGATTACGTACAGCTTGCGGGTCATTTACTGGATACATACCAAGTTGTAGTTGCGGTTGATCTGGGTCCCAGCACTCTGGACAAACTTTAATCATAAACGGCTTAGTTTTTAAAACTTGTGTTCTAAGTTCTTTAAGCATATACCTTTGTGCACAACGGTCACACTCGGCAATAC